CCCTTTGAGTTATATTACCCTCAATACCGACATCACCCTCAACATCTAATGCTCGACCAGGCACACTTGATTTGAAATCACCTAAATCTGTGCCGAGATTAGTTACCCCTTTTGCTTTTTTACTGTGGTTTCCTATAAATGCGGGACCTGTAACTGCTAGGGTGCCATCAAAGGGTTTATCCCCTTTTTTTGTTTGATCAGATTGATCAAGTTTAGGATTCTCTTGTCCTATGTAAATTTTGTGTGCGTCAACGTCGGGAATACCTGCCATAATTAATTTTTCAGTGTTTTTATTTGGTCTTTTATATATGCTGTCATATTAGGTGGATTATTTTTACCTAGATTTTCATGAACTCTAAAACATTGTGCTATCAGCACATTCCAACCCTCAGAGTGTGATAGTATTTTTTCCTTTGCGTCGTGAGTTATATTTTCTCCTGTTACAATAAAGTCTCTATCTGCAGAAATTCTAACATTAGATGTTGCATGTATGTTTATACCTGTGCCTTTATCTGCTTCTGATTTTAGATTTATTTTTTGAGCAGTAAGTGTAATTGTACCATTAGGTGCAGTGATATGTATATTTCCCTGAGAATCAATTGAAAGTGGTGAGTTTGTGCACTTATGAGTTATTGATGACCCTGCTTTTTTATTTTCATCAGTGTCACCTTTATATTCTGCACCTGATAATTGAAAACCGCCATCCTTGAAAAGTCTTAGACTACAATCACCCTCCCTTGCATACAATCCTATATCTCTAGGTCTTGTAGCACCCTCTTCCTCCTCACCCATAATGAAAGATCCACTTTCATTGTGTTGAAAAATAATAGGAGGTATTTTACTTTTGTCTTTTTGTTTTTTTGCCATTAATAAAATCTTGGGCAACTAATAATAGTTATAATCTTTGCTTGAGGAACAATTGGATCACTATACACTTCTCGTTTTACAAATCTAGTGATTGGTGATATTTGAGCACCTACTCCTGTATCACTTATAATAGAGAGGGCAGGTATTTCAGACAAACCTTGATCTATTGTACCGTTTGCACCCAATATTCTACCATCTTCAATCACAGGTGTCAAGGTTTGTCCACTATCACTTTCTATAAGGTCACCCTCTTGATACCCTGCACCCGTTGCATGTACTTTTATACCTACAACTTCACCTATCACCTCAAATCCTTCTGTGTCAGCAATCCCATCACCTGCAAGATAATTTGAACCTCCATTACCAATTCTAATATTAATTACTTTGTCATCTTCCATAATAGCTTCTGCAGTTGCCCCTCGACCATTATCACAATCATCAACTATTGACACAAATGGTTTTTCTTTATATCCAGAACCAAAATCTTGCATGTTTACACCAACCACCTCTCCAATCTCATTAACCACTGCATCTGCTGCTGCACCAACTCCACCACCACCAAATATAACGACTCTTGGAGGGAAACACTTCTTACTACTGACGTTACAACCACCAACTAAACCTGCTAACGGTGATGATCCGTCTGGAGAACCCACAGTGTCTCCTATAACTGCATTAGGAAACGTTAGTTCAGCTAAATTATCAACTAAATTTGGCAATCCACTTCCATTTAGAGTTGAATATTTATCCATAATAGATTGCACATTCATCACTTGTTTCATGTCAAGACCAACATTTATGATAAAATCAAATGATTCTTCACACTCTTCATCTAAACATTCAAGTAACTTAAGAGCAGCATTTAATTTTGATAGAGCACCTGTCATCAAACTTTGAATACTAGGCATTACTTTACCAAGAAATGCACTAAGAGCAGATAAAATAGGTCCTAAGACAGACTGTAACTTTTCAGTGATACCTGCCAAAAGTCCACTCAAAAATTGTTCAGCAGCACAAAGTGGTATATTGACAAGTTTTCCTATCAATTCTTTTAAGAATTTTTTTATGAATTCTTGAAGACCTTTTATTATATTTTCCATGGCACAATATATGCCATCCTTAAGTTTTTTTGCTTTTAGACTATCTTCTAAAAAAGTGGGTGACAAAAAATTGACTTTCTCATCGATTTTATCATTAATTTTTTTATATAAATCTTTTCTTATTCCACGTATAAGAAAAGAAAAACCACCCGACAATAATTGTGATACTTTATCTAATTCTTCATCTAAATCAACAAGTCTACCAAGCACAGGATCAACAAAACCCTCCTTAGTTTTTTTGAGTTTTACAAATTTATCAAAAAATTCTTGCAAATCCTTTGCTATTTTACTCTGTCTTTCTTTTGCATCTTCACAGGCACCTGCATTGTTTGATATTTTTTGTGTTTTATTAGCTTGATGAAATTGTTTAGTTTTTATTAATTTCTTTTCATCATTTCTTTGTTCCCCATTACTATTGATAATAGTGCCAGTTGATATTATTTTTTGATCTTCTACAAGTGAAAAGGCGTGACTATTTTTTATTTTATCATCATACTTTAGAGCACCAAAACCAGTTGTTCCCTTCGCTAAAGCCTCTTTGAAACTCTTTTCACCATCGATATTATAATTTGCAAAAAATGAACCAATAATTACAGGTTGTTGTGCCTCTTCACCATCAAGAAAGAATCCAACTACCATCTCCCCACCCTGTAAGGCAAAAGATGTTCCTGTGCCATTATTACCAGAACCAAATTGGGGGGCAAGTAAAAAATGTGCCCAAGGCAAATTTTCATCAGAAATACCACCCTCATCCTCGTTTTCACCAGGATGATACCCCAATATTCTTATCTTTGCTCTATAACCATTATGAAATTCTTGATTGTTCTTAGTTCTCCAAACTTTATCAGGTGCAACTTGTGCAATGAACCATTGAAAACCATCCTTACCAAGAAATTCAATATTTGATTGTCTTGTTTCAAGCATTAGTCATCATACATTAGACACTCAGGTTCATCTGGATGCATATCACAGAATAATTCTAAAGCATTTGGATCGTGATGATCACCTGCTTCAATCTCATCGTGATGATGATCGACGTACTCTTCAAGTTCGTGCAACTCATCAAGAGTATGTCTCCTCATAGGTTCTGAGGTTTTTGGATCAGCAAGAAGTTCTTTATCGTGCTGAATGTGGTCTTCGATTGTTTTCATGTTACTCGTTTATGGTAAATGAATCTCTTACGAGAGTAAGTCCAGTAAAATCACCTGCTGGATTACCAAATTCATGTGATAGTCTTGCTATCATGTATTTACCACTCTCAGGTGAATTAAGTGACTTATTATCTATATTTAGGTCAGGAAACTTGATGTCAATCAATGTCCCCACTCTTAGTGAAAGATTCATGGGTATTGTAATATCAAGCATTTGAGAGAATAAAGCAGAATATCTAGCAGCAGATTGTGCATGCAATCTCATTTGATCTTGTGGAGTGTCTAATCCTTTACCATCTGTGGCAGTAGTAGTGGTGCCGTTATCAAGCGTTCCCAGTATCACTCTTGAATACAATTCTTTATATGATTCAGGAGTAAGTTCGTCTTCATTTGCTTTCTTTACATTTTGATTATACTTAAAATTATTGAAATGGACTTTTCTTGTTATTATATCGTAATACCAGTTTGCTGTGCTGTATGACCCTGCCCTAAGTTTTTTTATAATGTCATGACTTTCTGTAAAATTTGGTTCACTTGCTAACTTAAAATTATTTGTTACATCTAAACCTGCTTTGAATGGTGTCATAATATAGGTGTCACCTTCAACCTCTCCACTAAATATTGTATCAATACTTTTGAAATTATACCCATCAATAGTTTCATAAAATAAAAATCCAGCAGATCCAGTATTTGCACTTGACTTGTCAACAGTGGTTGATATTGATTTTCTTTGTAAATCTGCTATGCATTTGAATGGTCTTCTAAAATTGCCAAAAAATTCGCATTCATTTGCCACTTCATGAAAATTTTTGTTGCCTTTTTTAATTTCAACACCAATTTTTTCTTTTAATATATCCTTGACAGTTTTACCAATATTACCCGTATATTTTTTAGTGACTCTCGTAGTATGATTATTCAGTGCACCAATGCTTTTACAAGTCATCATAAAAAGTTCTTTTTTATCTACTAAAGTGTGTGCCTTGATATTTGTTATGATAAGTTTTAATTCTACCTCATCCTCTTGACTTGGATGTTTATACCTAAGTTGTATAGCTCCACCGCTTCTAATAGGAAGTTTATTAATTAGACCATGAACATCTTCAAACATTATATCGACACTTATATTTGGGTTAATAATATTCTCATGGTATTTCATAAAATTCAATTGCAAAGCAAGTTCCTGTTTTACAGTGCTTTTTTCATCAAGAAAGTATGTTACCTCCTTGATTTCATGACCCTTTGTCCAAATAACGTTTTTGTTCATGTGGTAAATGATTGATTGATTTGTCTTTCTAACATGATAACCCTAAAAGGATCTTGAGTAAGCATAGCGATAGGTGTGCCATTATCATTTATAATTGGAGGAGGAGGAGTATTACCACCACCACCATCATTACCCATCATGAATATATTATTAGATGCGATATTTGAACTGGATGGAGGTTCTAAATTACTACTTGTGTCAGGAAAAAGATCAAGGAGTCTTTTCATAGTTTCAGTATCAAAATTATCTTCATCAAATATTGAATTATACCTTATGTCTCCTTTAAATTTAGGGTCATCTTTTAATTTTGGTTTAAATTGTTTCTTTACCATTTCTTCTCGTAAATTTTTAAGAGCATCATCCAATTTATTACGCAATTTTTGTATAAATAATAATTCTCTATCATCAAATTTCCCTTCTTTTATTCCATCATCTATTGCAGCAAAAGCTCCTCTAAGTGCTGAATTCAAATCTTCTAGTGTAAGATCTGCCCCCAGTATCTCCTGTAATGTGTCACCTTTGATAAAACGTCGTAATAATTGTACATCATCCATAATTTCTTTTTCCTGTCTTTTAGTTGCTAAAAGCTCTTCTATTGCTCTCTTACCCTCTTCTGTCAATTCATTGAATTTATCAAAAAGTTCTGACAAATCTCTACTATCACTTAGTTTCAAAAGATTTTCTTCTGCTATATTAAGATTATCAACAAATTCCTTAAGTTTTCTTATTCTTTCCTCTGCTAAGAATGTTTCATAATCAATTTTTTTAATTTTTTTAAGAAGAGGTGAATCTGTTTTTTTTATAATTTCTACTTTTGGTTCTACAGATTTTGGTTTTATTATTCTAATTACTCTGTTGTATAATTCTTGAATTTTTTTAGGACTAAGGTTTTTTCTATTAGAAAAAATTAAAAATTTTACAAAAGCAGCAAGTATGTCTCCAGCTTCCAAGGAAAATAACATTTGCACTGTCATGGAAGCTGCTGAAAGATAAATCAAAAATTCCCTAGCCACTTGATCTGGATTATCCGTGGGTTGTGGTGGAAACTTATTAGATGGTGGTTTAGGTGGGGGAGGTGGAGTAAACGGAATAAATTTTTTGGGTTTTCTATCGTCCTCCTCTTCAGATGATTTTATTGTTAAGTTTGGAGATAATTTTTCTAGTTTATTCAAAACTTCATCAAAATCATCCAAAGAATCTGAGAATAATGTTTTTGCTGTGCTTATTTGCACTCTCTCTTCCTCAAATCTTCTTCTTCTATTTGCACCTGTAAATAAATCTGCTATTCTACCGCCTGCTAAACTTCCTATTATTGCTCCCCCTGTACCACCCACGATTGTTCCAATTGGACCTGCGAAAGACCCAAAAGTAGCACCTATTTTTGCACCTGCTAATCCACCTGCAAATCCACCTGCAGCTCCAACGCCTGCCTGTGTGTTAGTTTGACCCTCTGCTTTTCTGCCTACAAAATCCAATCCAGCACCCACAACAGCGAGTGGTTTAGCTAATCTACCAACTCTCCCTATTCTTGACAACCTAGATACTGAGGTGCCTCTTTGCATTTTCAAGAGTTGTGAGGGAGTATTTGGAGTTCTTCTCAACCCTCTTGTCAACAATTTGACTCCACCTGCACCTGCACCAACACCAAGTATATTCAGTGCACTACCTAACACGCCTCCTGTACCTTTGCCTCTACCTCCTGACGCTAACCTTTTTAGTGTACGATCTCTATCTTCTACAATTTTTTTCTTGAGTGTAAGTGATTTCTTCTCTAAACTTCTTTCAATAGCAGAACTTTCTTTGAGTGAACTCTTTAGAAAAGAAGTAGCTCTCTGTAATTTTTCGCTTGTATTAATTACTTTTTGCTCTATCATGCGTATGCTGCCCAAGTTCTAAGTGCATCACTATGTTCAATCAAATCAATATCTAGATTTGAAGGATTGGTGCTAACAAATACTGATGCTGGAATTGCTGTTAGAGCATTAAATTTTTTATCTGAAGAGGGTGTCGAATTAGTTGTCAAATCTACAAAATTGATATTCTCAGAAATATTATCAGTTATTTTTGAATCACCTAAGAAATCTAGTGCTAGATTTAGATCACCACCAAAATCATTAGATTCAAACATCTCAAGATTATTATCAACATTTGTATCTCCAATTATATTACTTAGATTTAAGGTTTGATTATTAAAAATACTACCTTTATTTGATATATTGTTTCCATTATTATTGATAATAGTTTTAGTATCTCCCATAGCAATAAGGGAGTCATTTGGTTTTACATCAGATTGTGAGTTATCTATTTCCTCAACACCACCTAAATTAAGAGCAAGATTTTCAGTGCCACCTTTCTGATTACTTGTTATAACTGGTTCATTTTTATCTTTATTTTCTTCTTTTAATTTTTCACCCTCCACAATCTGTTCAAGTAAACTACCATCAGGACTTGTTTTTTTCTTTCTTTCAAGTGAAATATTTGACAGAATACCATCAAATCTTGATAAAATAGTTCTAAATCTATCTACATCTGGTGCATTTATTGTTTCTCTTCCTCTTATAGACCTTGTTGCTGCTAATTGTCTTCTTCTATCTGCAGTTTGATTTGAACTTATCAAACCTGGTAGTATTAGTGATGCAGCTAAAGCAGCAGACATTAGTATTGGATTCTTCATTCTTGAAGCACCTGCCACTTTAGTGCCTAAACCACCTTTACCCAATAAACCACTCTTGACCAGATTTCCAGCAACTATAGATGAAATAAATCCTAATATTTCTGGTGAAAATATTGCAGCAGCAGTACCAAGACCACCTACACCACCTCTTACATTACCTTGTGCTAATTGTGCTAAACCTGCTATGCCTGCAGCAGCACCCAATAATTGTCTTCCAATATTATTTCTAAGATTTGATAAATTTTTTGAATCTTCTTTAAGTATTTTTTCTTCTTCTAAAAAATATTTTCTTTTTTCTGATATATCACTCTTTATTATGTCTTGCATACCTTGAAAGGTATTATCTATTTCTTGAAATTTATCGGTAAAATTTCCAAAAACTCTTTTTTGAGGTCTTTCAATATTTACAATATCTTCTTCCGCCTTGCTGAGTCTCTCAAACAATGTATTTCTCCCACGACTTACAATCATGGGAGTTTGTGGTTCAATTGACTTACCAGGCGTTTGCATTAGCTGCTTGTTTGTGCTGTGCTTCTAATTTTTGTTTCTCAAGATACTTGACAAGATAGTTTACATAAACATCTTTTTCCCAAGGTATCATATTTTCAATATCACACAATGACCAATTATGATGTTGCATAAGCGAAAAATTAGTCTCTAACATGGCATCAATGCTAGTGTGATATAGCATTATGCGAAAAAATTGGTCAAACCCTCAATTACAACTTTATTATCTTTTTTAGTGTTTGGATTGTGAACTGTGCCTTTATATTGTAATTTAGGCATGGTGGCGAAGAAATCTTCAATTTTTGAGAATTGATTAGAATTAAGTTGTTCAATAAATTTCAACAACTCTTTTTTTGTACAGTCCCCTGCTGCCCATGCCTCGTCCACAGTAAAAATTGTGTCAATACAATCAATAACAGTGTCAAATGCTTTATCAATTCTATTCTGACTGTCTAGTTCAATTCCTACAAAATTTGTATCCAAGAATTTTTGCATCGATGGATATCTCATTTTTATAGTAACATCATCATTGACCTTAATCATGTCAGTGTGTTCATCAGGCACCTCCAATTTGATGTCAGATAAATTTATTTTCAATGGAACTTTTGTTGTGTTGTCATCTTGGCAAGTTACAACAAGTTCAATAGATTCTCCAACAGATTTTCCTCTTATATTCAAAAACAAATACTCTAATTCAAAACTAGGGAGTTTTTCAACATCCACTCCACGGGTTATAATACAAGACTTCAGCACACTTTTAAGTGTAGAACTGATGTCAGCATCATTACCTCCTTCTAAGGCAATAAGTAGAACCTTTTCTTCTTTTACAAGAAATGGTCTATACTTTATTTTTTTACCTGTTATAAGTTGCAATTCAAATGTAGGTGCAACGACCTTGGGTAAAGGCATAATATTATTATTCAGTGACTTTATTTAGTATAGCACAATTACTATTAGAAACCTTCTCTTACAAAAGGATTTTGAGTGCCAAGAATTCTCTCTCTAGTAAATGGTTTTTCATTTTTTTCTTTCTTTTTATTGGTTTTTTCTATTTTTGTTTCTAAATTATCATTGCTTGTATTATCTGTATCTTCCTCAAAATCTGGATTTCTTACATAACCCTCCATATCAGATTCAGCAAATACAGCACCTCTCCTTGATGTCCTTTGAGTAAAGAACTGTTCATAATTGAATGTGATCGTTGTTTTTATTAGTTCTGCTCTACCATATGCAAGAGGTGCAGACACTACACTGGTGGGAAAAGCATTCATTATATGATAAGTGATACTACTTGGTAATTTGACACCAAATTTGGTGGTTTTATTTAATTTACCAAATTCATCGGTGGTGTCTTTACTGAAAGCGGTTATTTCCATATTACACTTGTATGTGCTTGGATATTTCATTCTTCTAAAGGCACCTCCTCTTGCATCATTCACTCTCTCATCCGTGTTTTGACCAAAAGATCCATTTCCTATCCTTGTAGGAGATATAAATTCTAACCAAGCATTGAAAGCTTCGCTTGTAAAATAATCTGTTTGAGAATAAAAAGTAAGAATTACGTTTGGAAATCTTCTAAAAGTAGCATAATTTTGAGACAAACCTTGTCTAAGACCATCGACACTACCACTTTGAATGTCTGAACCAGGTAAAACCGCCTCAGAACAGAACAAAGCTAGGTATGTGCCAGGATTAGAACCTTTGTTTATGTCAAAAAAACCATGTTGATTTATAAATGCCCTTAATTCAGGTGTTTGATTA